GGACGAAGGCGATTTCGAAGCTGCAGAAGAAGCGGAGGAGTTTGACGACGCATCTTTCGACATACTTTCGGCGCGGGTCGAAGTAGATGGAGAAGAGATCACCGTCGAAGAGCTAAAACGCGATCGACTAAGGCAACGGGATTATACACGCAAAACTCAAGAGCTGGCAGAGCTTCGCCGTCAGGTGGAAAGCCAGAACGAAGAGATACAGCGTGAACGTGCTCAATATGCACAGATGCTACCTGCGCTGCAGGAGCGTTTGATGCAACCGGCTGAACAGGAGCCCGACTGGGATACACTGTATGACACAGACCCCACGATGGCAGCGAAGGCAGAGCGTCAGTGGAGAAAGCAGCAAGAAGAGCGTGCAGCTCAACTTGAGGCAGTCCAAGCTGAACGTCAGCGTATGGCTCAATTGGAGCAGCAACGCATGGAGCAGATGCAGGCTCAATACTTTGAGCAACAGCGTCAAGTTCTGCCAGAGATCATTCCTGAATGGCGTGACACTAAAGTCGCGTCAAAAGAGGCAAAAGACATTCGTGCTTTCCTTCTTGGCGAAGGTTTCACAGAACAGGATGTCAACGGCCTGCAGAATGCTACGCTTGTGAAGTTAGCGAGGAAAGCGATGTTGTATGATAAAGGCCAGACACGCGCAACCGAGGCGAAGAAAAAGCCGCGGACGCAGAAGGCCAAAACACTCAAAGCTGGTTCTCGTGGATCACAGCCTAAGCCGTCGTCAGAGCAATCACAAGCGCTACAGCGCGCACGTCAAACTGGTCGCGTGCAAGATGCCGCGGCTGCAATTAAATCGTTACTCTAGGAGGCCATTATGGCAATCGTAGCAAATACATTCACATCACACAGTGGTGTCGGTATCCGCGAATCGCTCGCAGATATCATCTCAAACATCTCTCCAGAAGAGGTGCCATTTCAGTCTAACGTAGGCTCAGAAAATGTGTCCAACACATACTTTGAGTGGCAGACCGATACACTTGCCTCAACAAGCACAACACCGGTAATCGATGGGGATGACGTGTCATCATTCGACGCAACATCTGCGACTACTCGTGTTGGTAACTACACACACATTCTACGCCGCACAACTATCGTTGCAGACAACTTCTCAGCGCTAGACACTGCGGGCCGCAATGACGAACTAAGCTACCAAATCGCTAAGCGCGGTAAAGAGCTTCGCCGCGATATCGAGGCGACTTTGACTGCGAATAACGCACAAGTGGCAGGTAACTCTTCCACAGCGCGTGAAACAGGCGGCTTGGGTGCATGGATCGCGACAAATGCAAGCGCAGGTACAGGCGGTGCGTTGGCAACTGGCGACGGTACAACAGCTCGTACAGACGGCACACAGCGTGACCTAACTGAAGCGATGGTTAAGGACGTAATGCAGCAAGCATTTACAGCCGGCGGTCAGCCTTCAATCTTGATGGTTGGTCCACACAACAAAACTGTCGTGTCAGGTTTTGCGGGTATCGCAGCACAGCGTTACCAAGCGCCATCAGATTCACCGACAACAATCATCGGTGCGGCTGATGTCTACCTGTCAGATTTTGGCACGCTAAACGTGGTTGCAAACCGCTTTAGCCCAGAGCGCACAGCGTATCTACTGGACCCAGAGTATGCATCTGTATGCTACCTACGTCCAATTCAGAACGTAAGCTTATCGAAAACAGGCGATGCCGAGAAATCCATGGTGCTCGCTGAATTCGGGCTTAAGGTAACTAACGAGGCCGCACACGGCGTCGTAGCTGACCTGAACGTATCTTAATAAGTTAGGGCGGCTTCGGTCGCCCTTTCACCCTCTGGGAGATTAGCATGCCTCAAAAACGACTATTTGGACACGATCCTCTCACCGGCATTACGCAATACTGGCACGTCACCGACAAAGGGGAATACGTGATTGAGACGCAGCAAGACGTCACAGCCATAGCCGATCAGAACAAACGATATTACAACAATTCGCCCGATCGCATGGGTGAATTACCAAGGGTAGCGTCAATACCATTAAACGTGTATTATGACCTCAAACGTCGCGGCATTGCGGACGACCCTAAAAAGTTGAAGCAGTGGTTAAACGATAGCGACAACCGAGTGTTTAGAACAATGGAAGGTACGCTGTGAGTATCACCACATATGACGAGCTGAAGTCATCCATAGCAGACTTCCTAAACCGTGATGACCTGACGTCGGTGATCCCGACGTTTATTTCGTTGGCGGAAGCTGACATGAACCGCAAGCTACGCCACTGGCGTATGGAGCGTCGTTCGAATGCAACTGTAGACACGCAGTATACAGCGCTTCCTACGGACTTTGTAGAGGCTGTGCGTATCATGCTTACTTCGCCGTCTGTTCAGCGTCTGGAGCTGATCACAAACAGCGAGCTTATGGATAAGCGTGCGACAAGCGAAACCGCGGGCACACCTACACACTATGCGCTGGTTGACGGATCTTTGGAAGTTTACCCGACCCCCGACCAAAACTACACTATGGAGATGGTGTACTACAGCCGGATCGATACATTGTCTGCATCAACCTCCACAAACTGGGTTTTAACATATAGTCCAGACGCGTACCTTTATGGTGCACTAGCGGCTGCGGCGCCTTATCTTGGCGAGGATCAACGCACTAGCGTTTGGGCATCGTTGTACCAAAACGCGATCAGTGGTATAAATATGGAAGATGATAAAGCTAAAGCCAGTGGCGCGGGCCACAGAATGAGAATTAGGAGTTTCTAATGGCCAGTTTCACTAAGGTAAACGATTTCGTCAAAAACATGGCGAATGCGATGGACTTGGATAGCGACACGTTAAAAGTTGCACTGTCAAACACAGACCCGACATCAGGCACAGATGTTACTGGTGATGGCAACGGTGTTCTAGCGAATATCACTGAAATCAGCTACACGAACTTGTCCACGCGCACATTGGCGAATGTGACATCAACGCAGACATCAGGCACATACAAGCTGTCAGCGGATGACTTGGTTTTGACTGCATCAGGTGGTTCAGTGGCAGCGTTCCGTTACGTTGTGATCTACAACGACACGCCGACATCCCCTGCGGACCCAGTGATTGGTTACTACGATTACGGATCATCTTTGACCCTTAACGATGGTGACACATTCACAATCGACATCGGGACAAACGGTATCCTAACAATGGCATAATGGAGGGTCATCATGGCTAAACTTTTCAACAGGGCCAAGATGACGACAGCCACAACAGGCAGTGGAACCGTGACACTTGGCTCCGCTGCAAATGGCTTTCAATCTTTTGCTGATGCGGGCGTGTCTGACGGTGATGTCGTTCAGTATGTCATTGAGGAAGGTTCCAACTTTGAAATCGGCACAGGCACATATTCATCAAGTGGAACATCACTAACACGAACACCTAGTGAAAGCAGTGAAGGCGATAATAGCGCAATTACGCTTGCGGGATTAGCTAAAGTTTCTATCACCGCTATTGATGATGATTACACGCGCTTGCAGCACGATGGAACGACTAAGGTTGAAGCGGTATCAGGCGGTATAAGCGTTACTGGCGACATTACAGTTACAGGCACTGTCGATGGGAAAGACGTAGCAAACGATTTTGTTGAAAAGGCGGGTGCTACAATGACAGGCGCATTGCGCCATGATCAGGACACGGCATCTGCATCAGGTGGAACGCTGACGCTTGATCTGGCGGCGTCTAACAACTTTTACGTTACCATATCGGCTGCAACTACATTTGCATTTAGCAACAAGGACGCGGGCCGCTTTGGCAACATTATTATCAAGCAAGACGCGACAGGTGGTTATAGCTTTACCTTACCGTCAGAGTGTAAGACGCCCGTAAACGGTGCATCAATCGTGCAGTCTACGGGCGCGAATGAGGTGTCTATCTTGGCGTATTATGTGTTGGATAGCTCAAACATCTTAGTCAACTATATCGGTGACTTCGCATGAGCTTAGGGTTTTTGGCAAGCAAAAAGGAGTTCACAACTTCTTTTACTACGACGTTTAGTACGTCTTCTACGTTTAACACGACGTTTAACACTAGCAGAACTACCACTTTTAACACTAGCAGAAATACCACTTTTAACACTACCTATAATATAACCGTAAATGAAAGTAGAAGTGCTGCTAGTGGAAATAACGAATGGCGTAGGTTACGGTATTGGGCAGATGTCAAATGGGATGGTGTAGTTGTTGGATCAATGATCGGTAGAAATTTAACATCCTATAATACAGGAGGTTACACATATTATAGGGGGAATTTATTTGCTACAGGTGCAAATGCCAATCAATTATCTATTTACAACATTTCAAGAAGTGGCCCTCAATCGGTAACAAATAGCACGTCTAGAACTACTACTTTTTCAACTTCTAGAACTACTACTTTTTCAACTTCTAGGTCTACAACGACAACATTTAACACGTCCAAAACAACCGATAGGACAACAAGCTTTTATGAATAACTTTGTGAAAGATATTTTAGATAGCAAACATAGTCATAGCATAAAATCCCATGAAACTATAATGAAGCGCATTAAGGAGCGTGACCTTGAGGCCATAGGTACAGCTTGGTCACCCAAGCATGAAGTTTTAATTGAAGTTGAAGAATATTTAAAATTCAAGTTTGAAACTATTTTGCCAAAATATCACTGCAAATTACAGTATGATATAACAGCGATAGAGCCTTTGTATTTTTCTACGATAAATTACACAACATATGCAGGATCAGTTTTAATACATCCAGTTAGTTTTGAGCAAAGTTTGAGGCAGATGGCTGACGCATATGCAGATAACATGTTTTTGAGTTATGATCACATTGACCACATAGAAAAGCAGATAGAAACTGATGGTACGTTTTCAAAATACGTTTATGGTAAAAAGAAGCCTTGCAACCCTACAAAGGTTTTAATGGTGTTGACAGGTGGTAACAAACTGAAAAAGCATTGTTGTGTTGGGCAAATAGCAAAAATACTAAACGACTTTGGGCGTGAAAATGTAACCTTTAAAAAGCACCCCATATCACACACGGAAGTTTACGATGAACTTAATGAATATTTAGGCGGCATACATTATGCACCTGACGATGCTGACTTATACGACTTGATAGATGGAAGTGAATGGGTCTTTACATCCATGTTAAGTGAAAGCACTTTAATTTCAGTTATTAAAAGAAAAAAAATTGGTCATTTTGATTTATTGCAAAACAGAAACACAACATCCTTTGGTCACATTGGATACTATCTATTCAGCACAAAAGACCCAGTAGCATGGGCAAGGCGTGCATTTGCTTCACCAAAATCAGGTTTAATTAATCCAAACGTTGATAAGGATTGGAAAGGGAAAATTGACCAATACCTTGAATATATACTAGAATTGCGCAAGTTTTATGAGCTTGCGTATATGGGGTGACACATGGGAAAATTATATAAAATCAAACAAATAAAATTGAACAGAGCATCTAATGCCTAAAATAAAATTTCATGTACACGACGACTTGCGTGGCATAATCCCAGAGATTAAACCTGCCACAAAATATGTGCCTGAGTGGTACAAAGACATGCCCATGAACGCACAGCGTTTAGAAAATCATGATCCATCAGATGCAAAGATTTGTGTTGACGTACCGATGATGAAAAGATGCTTGCCTGTTAGAGATTATCTGACAGGTGGCTACATAATACCTTACTGGACCGATACACTTTTGCGAAAAACGGATAAGGGTCAGTATGTTGATATGATGGCAAATAATCCAGAGTGGATAGGAAGATATAATATTGGCGTTGATTGGCATGGTATTGAGCAAGTCAGAAATTCCCCTTTAGAAAAACTAACTGATGGTGAAAAGGTAGTAAAACTTTCCTGCCCTTGGGCAATCACAACCCCAAAAGGTTATTCAACATTTTTCTTTTCGCCTTTTTATCATGAAAATGATGTTACAATCCTTCCTGCTATTGTTGACACCGATACTCATGTCGTACCGACGAACTTTCCATCAATTATAATGGGCGATGAAATAAAGATTGAAATGGGCGCTCCAATCATACAAGCTATTCCGTTTAAACGTGAGGGATGGGAGAGTGAGATTGTGACATCAACTGGTGATGAAGCGCAAAAGCAGCAACGATTGTATTCACTATTAAGCGGCTTTGTTTCACACTACACAAAAAACCTTTGGCACCGCAAATACTTTAGGTAAGCGCGTGAATGTGCTAATGTGGCACTGAAAGGATAATGACATGTTAGGTTTCGCACCAATAGCAACAACACCATTGGGCGCACCAAGCGCAAACGAAGCATTTACTTTGAATGCTCAGAATGGCGTTTACGCACTTAGCTTGCAGGGTGCGGGAAAGCTAATTACAGACATGTATCCCTCTGGTACTTACATTTTGAATGGACGTGCCGTTGGCTTTTCTGCGGGACGCCCAATGCAAGCCGACAGTGGGACATTTTTGTTAGAGGGCCAAGACGTAACTCTTGATCATGGTTATGGCATACATGTACCAAGTGGATCGTTTGCGGTTACAGGGCAAAGTGTTGTTTTGGATAGCGGCTTTGGCTTGGTGGCAGTATCACAAGCATACACGATTACGGGTCAAGATGTTGCTCTCAACAGGGCTGTGAAGATTGCATCAGATAGCGGTTCGTTTACCTTAACAGGAAATGATGCGAACAAAGCGATAACAAGAGCTATTGATAGCGGAAGCTACACTTTAGAACTACAAAGTGCGAATTTAAACAGCCAGTACACAATGCAAATAACTACCGCAAGAATAGTTATTTCATTGAGTAGCATTACAATTTACGGGTGGCTTGAGCCTGTCGTCGGCGCGGAGATTTGGACAGAGCAAGCGGTGCTTACCGAAACATGGACGGATGCTGCGTAGCGTGGTATTGTGCGTTTAACAAAGGATTAGAACATGGCAATTAGCATTACTAAACCAACAGTCGGCGGCTCAGAGGATACTTGGGGTACGACGATCAACACGGCACTAGATACGATTGTTGATGGCGTAAACGGCACGTCTGGCACTGTCGCGCCCGATCTAAGTACGCTTACCATCAATGGCACTGACGTCACGGCGACTGCGGCAGAATTAAATATCATGGATGGAGTGACAGCCACGACAGCGGAACTTAATTACGTTGACGGCGTTACATCTAACGTGCAGACGCAGCTTGATGCAAAAGCACCAACAGCATCACCAACATTCACGACAAAAATTGTGACGCCGAAGGTTGAGTTTACCAACTGGACAATTACTGAAACAGGCGTGAGTTTGGCGGCTCTGTGCCTCATAGCTTGTCAGAATATTACAGCGGCGGTGATAACGTACCTTCCGCTGTCACTGATGTGCCATCATCGGGCGCAATAGACTTTTCTGACTTCTATGGAACCAGCAACGCATTGACTGTTACTTACCATGTAATCGGCGCGGGCGGCGGCGGGGGGGGTTGCGGGCGCACTGATAGTCTAGCAACTGGCGGTTCAGGTGGTTCGTCAAGCATTTCAGGGTCAGGCTTCACAACAATCACAGGCAATGGTGGTGGCGGTGGTACAGGCGGAGCGCGTTTGTCTGGCGTATCAGGTGGTGATACAGTTAAGGCAGGTGGCGCAGGTGTTACTATCGGTGGCGTAGAGTATGGCGCGGGTGGTGATAGCGCATTCAACCAATACGGCGGTGATGACACAGAGCTTTCAGGCGGCGGCGGGGGTGGCGCAGCAGGAGCAGGGACAACCAATACGCGTCAGTTGGGCGGTACGGGCGGCTCTACTGGCAGCTACCAGACAGGCACATTGTCGCTTGCAGTTGGAACAGTAATTACTGTTACCGTTGGAACAGGAGGCGGACGTGGCCTTAACTATCTGAACAACGATTATTCTGGCGGGGTGTCTGGAAATGACAACGCTCAGGCGGGTGGCAACGGATTTGTTCGTTTAACCATCAATGGCACCAACTACGACTTCACTTCATCTGGAACACATACGGTGTAAATATGACATTGATACCGCTAGACATACCCGCAGGTTTTTATCGAAACGGCACTGACTTAGAGCAATCGGGTCGTTGGCGTGATGGGTCGCTAGTGCGCTGGCGCGATAATAGCTTACGCCCTATTGGCGGCTGGCGTGAACGTAAAGCATCATTTTCTACAAATCCAGTGCGCGGGATGCACACTTGGGAAACGCAGAGCGGCAACGCATGGTTGGCGGGGGGATCCCACAGCGAGCTAAAGGTGATGACAGGTTCGGGCACGCTGACCGACATTACGCCAAGCGATCTTGCCGCAGGCCGTGAAGATGCTGCCGCTAATACTGGCTTTGGGGGAGGCGCTTATGGTAGCGGGTACTATGGACAACCCATCCAAGCTAACGACGACAGCGTTGTTCAAGAAGCGACAACATGGTCACTGGATAACTGGGGCGAATATCTAGTCGGATGTCATTACGACGATGGGCGTTTATTGGAGTGGCAGCTTAACACAGCAACGAACGCAGCCGCGATCAGCAACGCGCCAACAAGCAACCTTGGCTTAGTTGTAACCGAAGAGCGCTTTATTTTTGCGCTAGGCGCAGGTGGGAATAGTCGTAAGGTGCAATGGTGCGACTTTGAAGACAACACAGTTTGGACGCCGTCTACGACAAACCAAGCTGGGTCGCAGGAGCTGCAAACATCTGGCCAGATTATGCAGGGGATCCGCACACGCGGCCAGACGCTGATTATCACTGACACAGACGCGTTTGCTGCTCGTTACTCAGGGCCGCCGTATGTCTACTCATTTTCGAGAGTTGGCACCTCTTGCGGCGCAATTTCCCGTAAAGCAGCATCTGATGTTGATATGGGTGTTTTCTGGATGGGGCAGCGCGGGTTTTTCCGTTTTGATGGAAACAGCGTATCCGAGCTCCCGTGCGA